CGTTCAATAATTTTTTCATCATCAAGGATAGTATCAAACACTTCACTAGGATTAGCATATACATTTTTTACAATGTGTGTATATGAACGTGAGTGAATTGTTTCAAAAAAGTCCCAAGCAATAATACAACCTTCTAGTTCTGGATTTGAACAGTAAGGTAAAAAACTTAGACATGGTCCACGTCCTTGTACACTATCAAGTAGTGTTTGGTATTTTAGATTACTTGTAAAGATATGCTTTTGTTCATCACGAAGTTGCTGATAGTCACCTCTATCTTTTTGTAGACTAACTTCCTCTGGTCTCCAAAAATAACCAAGCATTGTTTGATTAAGTTTATCGTACTCAGGATATTTGAATATGTCATATCTCTGTGTGTTTTGATCTGCTCCGAAGAACATATGCTCTTTTGTAAAATCAACCTTCTCTCGGTTAAAAACTGTCTTTGTCATCGCTTTAGTATTACCCTTCTTCCTCGTCATAAATCCTTAAATGGCACACGCATCACACATTTCATCATCTTGATCAACTGTCTGCGTATCACCGTTCTGGCCATTTGTATGACCGTTTGTACCATTAATTATAGCACCATTTGTTTTGTTGTCAACCGCTTGTTGTTCCAATTGGTCAGCATCGTCTTCAGCACCTTTGAAGTCATAAGTGTTTTGATAGTAACTTGTTTTCCAACCCATCTTATATGTTGTCAACATGTCTTTCATCATAATACTCATAGGTACTTCGTTGTTCTCATACTGTAACGGATTATATGACCAGTTACCACTAATGGCTTGGTCGAAAAACTTTTGCATTACAGCGACGATATTTATGTAACCTTCGTTACCTTTCATGTCCCATAGTAGGGTATAAAAGTTCTTTAGTTGACTATACTGTGGTACAATCTGCTTAAGAGGCCCTTTTTTGCTCTTCTTAACGGACAAGTAGCCTCTAGGTGGTTCGATTCCGTTGGTAGCGTTCGACACAACGGAACTGCTCTCCGAAGGCATCTGTGCGGACAATGTGCTGTGCCGTAACCCGTGTTGCTTGATGCTCTTGCGTAAAGTAGTCCAATCATGATTAAGTTTCTTTCCAACGATGTCGTTGACTTCTTCTTTGTACGTGTCAATAGGCATAATGCCTTCTGAATATTTAGTACGATCGAAGTACTCACAAGCACCACGTTCTTCTGCTAACTTATTACTTGCTTTTAATAGATAATACTGGAAACTTTCAGTTAGGTCGTGTACAAGTTTCCATGCTTCTTTATCGGCATAGTTGACTTTGTGTTTTGCTAGGTAATGTGCTAGGCCGATATAACCAATACCTAATGAGCGTCGAGCCTTTGTGCTGATCTCAGCGGCTTTTACAGGATATCCTTGATATTCAATAATTTCCTCTAATGCTCGAACGGACAACTCACACAGTTCTTCAAGTTCTGAATTTTCTTTGTTTAATGTTAATGCACCTATATTAATCGCACTTAAAATACATAGTGCAATTTCGCCTTCAGCATCATCAATATGCTGAATAGGTTTAGTAGGCAATGTAATCTCTTGACATAAGTTACTCATGTAAATAGGATCTTTAAATGAACTGTGTGTATTACAGTGATCAACATTCATAATGTAGATACGTCCTGTTTCTGCACGTTCTTTTAACACTGCTGAAAATAATTCATGTGCATCTATTTTCTTTTTACGAATAGATGTTTTACGTTCATACATTTCATATAGTTCTTTAAACTTTTCATTGTCGCCTGAATAAAATGCTTCATATAATCCTGGCACTTCGTGTGGCGAGAAAAGAGTTATGTCTCCACCGGACAATAACCTTTCATACATTAATTTGTTAAGTTGAATAGAATAATCTAACTTACGTACTCTATTATCATCTGTACCTTTATTATTTTTTAGTACAAGAATATCTTCAATTTCATAATGCCAAAGTGGGAAGTGTGTAGTTGCACTACCACCACGTACACCATTCTGTGTACAACTTCTTACTGTTGCTTCATAAACTTTTAAGAAAGGAACTACACCTGTGTGTGCTACTTCTCCGCCTCGGATCTTCGAATTGATTGCTCGTACTCGTCCCGCATTGATTCCAATTCCTGCCCTTTGAGCAATGTAGTAACCGATTGCACTATTACTGCTAAAGATACTAGGAAGAGTATCATCCACATCAACAAGAACACAACTGGCAAACTGACGAATAGGAGTACGCACTCCAGCCATGACAGGGGTTGGTATGTTGACTTTAAAAAGTGAGGTCGCGTCATAATATTTTTTCACGTAGTTTAAACGTGTCTCCTGTGGGTATTCAGCAAACAACGTTGCCGCGATCATCATGTACATAAATTGCGGAGTTTCATAAATTGCTCCACTGCTTCTATCTTGACAAAGGTATTTGTCTACTACTTGTCTTAGACCTGCGTATGTAAATTCTTCATTACGATCGTGTTTAATAAATGTATTTAATTTTTTAAGTTCTGTTTCAGTATATTTGTCACGTATGTTAGAGTCGTAAACGCCTCGCTCAATGTTAGCATCTATAACTTGAGAAAGAGTCATGTGTTCATAAGTTCCGTAAACTTGTTTGTGAAGTCCGTATAATAACAATCTTGCCGCGGCATATTGATAGTTAGGTGATTCAAGTGATATTAAATCATTTGCACTTCGAATTAAAATGTTTTGGATTTCGTCAGTTGTCATTCCGTCGTAAAATTGTAAATCCGCATTCATTTCAATTTGTGATGCTGATACACCTGTAAGTCCTTCACAGGCTTCTTCTACAACAAAATGAATTTTATCTAAGTCTAACTTTACTTTACTTCCGTCTCTCTTGGTTATAAAAACTTCTTTAGATGCGTTCATTATGTCCTCTTTTCTATACGTTCTTTTATCATGTGTGCAGTCCAGTATTTAATACAAAAACTACAATTCAATTGTTTCTTGGCAAACCATACTGTCTGGCAATTCACTACTTATACAAACATTATTATTTTCATAGTCAATAATATTGTCTAAAACTTTAACTACATTATAGTATCTTTTTGTCGTATGGTCTATATATATTTTTATCAATACAGACGTTTTGGTAAACCTTGTAGTTAACTTCAGGGTATGTCCTATCATAAGGGGTATACCGACGGGACAATACCGGTTTTCTTTAATTAACTCCCAAGGCGTTGGCCACTGTTGAGAATTGTAAGGGTTAAGGTATTTGTCTGTAACCGGAGCAGTCTTCCAGAACTCTAAAGATGCTCTGTAAGGGTCAATACACTCTTCGAGTGTATCTCTAAAAGTTCGCCATTGTGTTATACGTTCGTCAGTATTTGTATCTAAGAACATCTATGCAAAGTAACTGATAGAATAACTTAGGGTTCCTATACCATTACCGATTGGGTTTCTATACTTAACTAATAAAGTTTCACTACCTGATGTACTGTCCATGTCATCAAGTACTGCTGTCCATTCGATAGCACCGTCGCTCGTGCCTGTATGACTGTAGTTGTCTGTTATGTTTATACTACTGTCATTTCTAACTGTAAGTGTTAACTTACCTTGTCTAGTTGTATCACTAGATGTTCCGTCTTTTACAACAAGATAATCAATGTATGCAATCTTATCTTTGGTAAAAGGTAATTTAATAATTTGTGTAGGTGCATCTACTTCTGATAGTGTTTCAGTTTTCAAACGTGATTTAGTATAATGTAATCCATCAACTGTTGGTTTAAATGGAACTGCACTTAATGAAGTTTGATTTACAAATGCATCTCTCTCAAAAAAGTCTCCAACACTTGCACATAGTTCACCGTCAAATTTAATTACACTTGTTTGTGGTGAGTTTTGTCCGTTGCCGTTGTTAGCAACATCAATAAACATATTTGAAGATGATGTGTGTCCATATGGAGTTGTGTTGTTTGGTGCATGTACTGCAATACCAAAGTCATCAATCTTATCAAATTTACAATTAGTAATTAAGTAATGTCTTGGACCTTGTGCTTGAGAACCTGATCCTGAACTTGTTCTACCTAAGTCAATACCAACATGACCAAATGTAAACAAACTATCTTTAATTGTAATTGTTTGTGTGTCGTATATACTGTAAACACCAATACTTAATTGTGTGAACTGACAGTTACTAATTGTAACGTTTTCAGATGTAAGTGCGCCTAAGCCTCTTACTTCAATACCAGACTGTGCCGCATCTAGTCCTTGTAGTGCATTCCATGTACCTGTAAATTTAACATTATCAATAATACTTTCTGTTGTATTATCTAAGTAAAGTAATGGAGCATCTGCTGTTACTGTTGCGTCAACTGTTAGTGTCATACCTTGTATCATAATATTTTGTGGACGGCTAATGTTTTGCATCGAAGCAAACTCTACATAACTTCCTGGAGTACTATTTCCGCCTACTGTTTGAAAAACAGGTTTTGCAGTTTGTGATAATTCATTTGTATCAACGTGCATTGTGATAATAGTTTTGTCAGGTCCGTCACCTATAATATTTGCATAAGGTGGAATATGAATTGTGTTTGTAATTTTATATGAGCCTGCTTCAAACTTTAATGCTCTTCTTGAATTTGCATTAAACTTGTCGCTACTGTTTAAAAAGATTTGATCAACTGCTCTTTGTAATGCTTCAGTATCATCTGAAACACCGTCACCAATTACACCAAAACTTTTAATACTTACGATATCATCTAAACGTGTTTGTATATTTCTTTTAATTGGATTGTTAGAAAACTCGCCTGTTTGTACAGTTGCGTCTGTGTTTCCTTGGAATTCATATTGATCAAGTAATTGAAAAATGTTTGTTTTTTCTGTTAGGATTTCAGTATTTCCAACAGCCGGAGCACCTTCGGTTACACTGCCATTACCAATATATAATTTTTGTGTGTCTACTGCCCAGCCTAATTCTGCACTGGCAAGTTGTGGTAAACCAGTTATAGTTTCCTTACCACGTCTATGTTGAATTTTTGAAATCTGTACGACTGCCACTGTGTTCTCCTAATTTATATGTGTATTTACCAATTAGAAGTGATGATTGGCATAGTAATCTTCAACTCGCTTTAACCATTCGTTAGACCAGTGTTCAAACTCATCTGCTACTAGGTCAAACTGCTGGTATTCTAATGCTCTACTACACATAAACACATGTCCTTCACGTATATCAGTGCCGTATACTGCATTGTGTGCCATAGCATATGCCGCCATCTGCAAATAGTAATCCTCTACCCATTCTTTTTTCTTAGGCTTGTTAGTTTGTTTAAAGTCCATAATACAAGGAGTTCCTTTGTACTGTCCTACAACATCACAAGTACCTGAATACATCTGTGGATAGTATAATGCTTGTTCAATACCCCATACTTCATCTACATCTACTAGAGCAGATTCAATAATTACATCAGCCATTTTGTTTGCTTGAACATGTACTAGGTTGTTGCCCGGCTTACGTTCTTCACCAATAAGAAAACGTTCTAAATTGTTGTGCATTGCTGTACCAACACCTGCGGCCTCAGTTACAATTTGCTGTGCTTGTTTTTCGCCCACTCGCTTTTTCCATGCGATTAAATGCGTCATATCCTTCGTTTTACCTAGGATCGTTGTGACGCTTGGTGTTTTACTACCATCGGGTGCTTCGTAAAGTCTTTTGCCTTGTAAGTTTATTTGTTTAACTGTGTGATACTTGTAACGTTCCACATAAGTTGGTGGGGTATGTTTTTCCATTAATAAAAAATCCTGTAGTTGTAGTATTAATTATAACTTCTAAGGGGGACGAATGTCAAGTTATGAGCGTCGGTTTGTTGCTCGTTTTGCCATTTTTTCTATATTATTGGTTGGACTAGAGTCAACATCGTCAACTGTACCATCTGCGTCACGTTGCATTTGAGTGTTAAGTGTAACACCATCTTGATCAAAGTTTTTTATAACTGCTTTAACTTCATCTGATGTATCATACAAGTCTTTGAAGATTCCATAATCAAAACTACCATGACCGTTTGCTTTCATAAGCGAACCTATTGCTTGATAGGATAGTTCAGCAGTATTGTTTGTTTGGTTAGCACGTTGAATTTGATTGCGGAAAAGCAATACTATATCTTGTTCTAAATCACTACCTGAAAATTCAAATAGTCTCATGTTCGACTCCTTATTGAGCCAACTTGTTCATTATACGAGTTGATTCCGCTACTGATTTTTTCTTAGGTGTGTATGACTCTGGTGTATCATTTTCTTCATCGCTACCATTGTAGTTGTCAAAGAATTCTGCGTCACCATGTTTTTCAATAAATTCTTTTCTAGTCATGCTTTCAGCATCATCTTCTAATCCTTTTTTAACAGCACCTTCGCCAATTGACTCACGCTTTTCTCTGCCTGCAGTTTCTTCTCCACCACTTGCGGCGTCACTTGCACTAAACTCATCTGCTGGATCAATAGGATCAACTGCATCAACTGGTCCGTCTGCATCTACATCCATCGCAGGATCTAGTTCTTCTTCGCCTTCTGGATCAGCACCAATAGTATCTGCTGGTGTTTGTTCGCCTGTAACAATTTGTACACCGGCTGTAAGTGCTTCACGTGATGTAGTTAATACATCTTGTGTTGCTTCTAATGCAGGTTTAACTGTTGCAACAAATGCTTCTGATTGTTCTAGTCCTAGTTCATCTCTAATTGAGTCTGCTAGTTCTAACATTCCTTCTGCACCCATTTCAGCAACATCTTCTAAGAATGCTGTAAATCTATCTACCATGTCTTTAGCGGCCATTGTTAATTCTGCTTGTTCTTCAGCACCTTCTTTAACAATTTTACTTTCGCCTACTGCTTCAGCACTTGGCATTCCTTTTTTCATTGCCTTTAATCTTTGTACACCTTGCATACTTAAGAAAGGTTGCATCATTGATGTCATAGCATCTCTAAAGCCATCAATTTGTTGTTTGTTTAACGGCTTACCTTGCATGATCTTTTCAATTGCCATTCTAGCCAAGTTTGCTTTACTTGGATCGTCCATCACAACTCTTAATGCTGTAAGTACTTTAGAATCTTGTTTCGTATTGTTATCCATGTTAGGGTCAACGTCAGTACCTGCACCTGGATCATCATCAATATCATCATTTGGATTTGCTTCTGCAAAATCACGTTGTACGTCAGCATCGTCAGATTCAACATTCATAATGTCTTCGCCTAGATCGTACTCATCAACACTTTCAAGGGGATTGTCAAGATATTGATTAATTGCACTTTCTACAATTTTGCTGATCAGCAATGTTTTTTGATATTCATCACTTTTTAGTGATTCATTAAACTTATGCTTAATTTCGAATTCTTTTAATTTATTTTGAATCTTTGTACTATAAGATTCTAGTTGTGCTTGGCTGTATTTGGCCACATCAACTGTAATACCATGTTTGCTACGCAAGTCTTTCTGTAAAGACTCTACTGTAACTGTGTTCATAAAATCTGACGTTTTCATCGTGTGTATTCCCCTAACGTTATTATAGTGTTATTTAGTGTCAAACAGTAAAGTTTCGGCTTCATCTAGAAGCAATCCTACTGTGTGCTTATATTTTTCATATTTAGGCATATATTCATGCAGTCTAGCATTATACATATCTATTTTAAAATCTTCATTGTTTTGTTCAGCAATCTTTAATCCATGCTTTAAAAAGCGTATTTCATTATAATAGTGCAAATATTTATGATCTGCATCTAAATGCTCCTGTTCATCAAATCCTACATCCATGCCCAAATATATTGATATTGCTACTGCTATCTTGTGATTAGCAATGCCTTTATAGTATGATATCTTTGGATTGTGTAGATTTAGTATATTATACCAGCCGTGTCTATCTTTCTTTATATAACAATGTTTGAATTTGATTCCACCATTGTGCGAAACAGGCAATACAAATCCGTTTTGTTTCAAACGAATCTTTACTGACTGTGCAGTGGCCTGAAAGGCAGATACTAATTTTTTAACTTCTGGTTTCATGTCTTTAAAGTATAGCGTAAAACTTAATTTAATGCAAGATCTTTTTTATTATACTTAACCGTTTTAGGCATACCTTTTTGTTTTTTAGAAGGTTGCAGTTCAATTTCACTACCGGTTACATTCTTTACTTTCATTTTGGCATTTACTGTTTTGTTTGGACTTTTTGGATCTGCAATAGGCACTTGAAATTCTTGCCCTCTTTGTAGTTTGGTTTGTTGTGTACCTTGCGTACCCTGTGTACCAATAGTTCCTTGTCCACTGCCTTGTTGTGAAAGTTTCTGTGCTGTGTTTGTTTTTAAACTTTGTTGGTTGTTGCTTTGTTTTCTAGCAGTACCACGTTCTTGTGAAGCAAGGTCAGTTCCTAGGTTACCTACTGCTTTACCTATCTTACCAACAGTGCCGTTATTATTGTTTGTACCCGAGCCTGGTCCTGTTTTTGGTACTGGAGCCATGCTTCGTGCTGTTTTTTGAATTGTTTTTCCTGCACCACGTGCTAATGCTCCTGCTCCACGTGCTAATGCACCTGCACCACGAACCAATGCTCCGCCTGCAACTCTTGCGGCTGTTGCGCCTACTCCTGCAAGAGCACCAATAATAGGAAGGACTTCATCTAACTGTTCTTCAGTCAACTCGTGATCGAGTATAACTTCTTTGAACTTACTGTGTTTTGAATCAATCTCGTCAATACGCATTAACGTTTCCTTTTTTGTACTTTTGCTCTCTTAGGTGCTTTTGCTCTATTCTTACTTAATACTGCTCTACTTACTCCAGAACCTCGTTTGGTAAACATTGATTTCTTTGCCGCCAACTTAGGTGCTTTGGATCTAGTAACAGTCATTGTCTTTTTCTTTTGTGCGTCAATTGGTGCATGACATGTAGACATCTTTGCAACAATACGTCCTTTACGTGGACCACTTACACATCTAAACTTACGTGAAATTTGACCTTTGTGTGAGCCACCTGGCTTACCACCTCGACCAAAGATAAACTTACCACCTGCTTCTGTTAATTCAAAAAGTCTCATCTTCTATTCAACGTCTTCAATGCTCTAGATGCTGGGTTTGTACGTTTAGTACGTTTAGCCTTACGCATCATTCTTTGTCCAAGTTTCTTACGTGTAATACGCATCTTCATCTTGGCTTGTATATTTGGTGGAGCAAAGCATTGTTGTGCTTTAGAAACAATACGTCCATGACGCTTGCCTCCACTACAACGAAACTTACGAACGAGGGCTTTGCCTTTTCGTCCCCAAATTTGCTTCTCCGCGAGATTATTAAAAAGTTCTACTAACAACATGTTAGTATTTAGTTTAAGACATGTTAATGAGAATAACAACGACTGTAGATAACAGTCCTGCAATGATTGTACCTGAGGTACCGATAATAACTTTAATTAAAGAAGAATGTGACTTGCCTAAATCATCATGGATATGTTGAACTTTTTCTTCAACTTTACCCAAACGTTTTTCTAGGTTGTTATAACGTTGCTCACATAAGTCAACGTGTGCTTCTAAATTCTGTTTCTCTAAGTCTGTGGCACGTGCCATAGTTAATATCTCCGTAAACACCCTTTCTCTAAGGGTTATTAAGTAAACTCTTTGTCGTTAGCCTTAATGTGTTTTGGTATGCCTATTTTGTGCCTTCATAGTTATTTATACAACTTCAACGGTAATATTGGAATTACCTTTGTTGTTTACAATAAACATTTTTGGTTTAGGCACCGTTTCGGTTAAACTACCAGTTATAGGTACTAGTTCTAAATCTTGCTTTAATAGTCCTACGGGGTCGTTTTTATCATCGTAATAAGCATCAGCATGGTCAACTTCAAATTCGTATGTCCAAACTTTGTGTTCACCTTTGTAGTTTGTTCCAAACTCGTCATTTACGTTACGTGTTTCCAAATATGGATCGTCGTTGAGATTGATTAAATTACGCAAAGCAATAACTTGTTGTAAAGTTTGAAAATTGTGTTGTTGATTGAGTTTGAGTTCATCGCCTTGGCCTTTACGCCTTACGTCTGTGCGAGTGATATCAACCAATGTTTTAATACGTATTTTCATACACATATTTACCAGCCATAAAAAAAGGGTGCCGTAAAAACGACACCCTTAATATTAGTTATAGTTTCAATTATGAAACGATAGCCATGTCTGCAAGTAAACTTGAAGTTACACCTGTAGTACCTGTACCAAAGTTTGCACCAACTGTAATTACACCTGTGCCTTGGATAGCAACTTGTACGTTGTCAGTAGTTCCACTTGTGAAAACACCGTCTTCAGTTAGTACTGAAACACCTGCAATAGTGTGTGCATCGTTAGTACCAGCAACATCACCTGCCGCAAGATATAACAAAGCCGCATCTAGTTCTGCTTGTGTCATGTTAGTTTTTGCAAGGTTGATGATTCTAGTTCTAGGACCAATTCCGTTGCCTGCGATCGCCGCCGCGTTGTTTGTTAATATAGCCATTTTATTTCTCCTTTAAAAGTTTTCTCTTATGGCGTCTGCCACTCTCCATGGCATCCGTACTTTTATTTATCAATATAGCCATAAAAAAAGGGCGACATAAAGCCGCCCTTTTGATACTTGTAAAAGTAATCTAACTTTATTAGATTGCTTCGATGTCTGTTACTACTGTAACTGTTACTGTGTCACCATCTGATAATGTTTGTACACCACCAGTTAGACCAGCCAACGTACCTGTGTCTAATACTTGACCAATTGTTCTTGCAATTGAATCGATATCAACACCGTGTGTGTCTGCTACCATGTATAGTTCAGAACCATTTGCTTTAGTTTGTAAAATGTGTGACATTCCACCTAATGCATCTGTTACTTTAGCCGCCGCCGCGTCAGAACCCATAGCGCCAAGACCGTTACCACCTGCTAGTACAACTTTAAAAATTTGTACTGAAGTAAGTTCTTGCATAGTTCCTCTAGCAACTGCTGTTGGATTTACTCTTGTAATTGAAGCCATTTTATATTCTCCTCGTTAATAAATTGCTCTTATGGCGTATGTCACTCTCCATGACATCCGTGCTAATATTTATCTTACTTTGGAAAATGAACTAACGTACTACTCGTTTTGCTCTATTATGTACTTGTTTTAACAAGTTTACATATCCTGGACCTGCTTTTATAATGTCGTTTACAATACGCATAACAGGAGCATATGCTTGTGCAAAACGTGGAGGAATACCTAAGCCTCTGCTTGTCATACTTAATACTTTGTATGCAAAAGGCAAGTCTTTATTAGGTACACCTAATAGTCTTAACATCTGTATATCTTTTGTGTCTGCTAGTACAGGATCACTAACACTTACTGTTGGCTCAGTGTCTCTAACTTGTGAACTTTCTAAGTCATAGTCTTTAACAAACAACACATAATAATCAACTATGTCTGAGTTACGTCCTCTTGCTTTTAAAGCCATTTCTAATTCAGTAACTGCTTTACGTTTTTCTGTTGGAGTTAGTCTTCCGTAATTTGCAATACGTCTACGCAATCCACTGTAGCGACTGTTGGATAATCCGTTGTCTATTTTTAACAAGTCGTTTGCATCTGCATAACTTGGATTGCTATTAGTATAACTTCTTAACAATCTTTTTGCAGTTAGTGTAGGAAATGTAAAACGCTTACGCAACATCTTTGCTGACCTTGAGTCTTTTAGTTTTTCTACAATACGTTCGTCGCCATCGATAATGTTTAACAAACAATGTAAGTCATTAGCACTACTTCTAAAGTTATTCCAGTTTTGCCATTTAAGTACTTGTTCACTGTATAACTTTGCAAAGCGTCTGCTTGGATAATGACGCATTACATGCAATGCTAAAAAGTATAGTAGTACTAGATCAGAGGCATCAGTAAACGTTAACCTACTAACGCCATCTGAGTTGCGAATCATTTTGCCTTCTGTGATAAAATCTAAAAACTTAAACTCTGACATTAACCAAAGTCCTTAGGAGTAGTAAAGTTTCTGCGACTGAACTCAAGTCTGTCAACAATCTTAACTGCTCCACCTGTATGATCAATTGCTACATAGCCTTCAGGTGAGCCTGCTTCATAGCCATCTGCTGTTTTATAAAAGTGTGCAATACTTTCAATGTTGTTAAGTTTAGTAATAAAAATTTTCTTTAGGTTTGTAATCTCAGTCATAAAAATAATAATGCCTGACAAGCCTTTTCTATTTGTATTAATAAAATTCATATTGTTTTCAATCTTTTGTAATCTATTTTTAACTGCTGGTTTCTCTGGATCTTGATTCTTAAGTTTTGCAATCTCGCCTTCAATTCTTTCTTTATACCAATCAATAAAGCCGTTTAAAAATTCGCCTGGATCGCCTGCTAGTTTACCTTGTCTAATATTTGTATTAATCCAAATCTTAAAGTTTTTAATAAAATCATCATTTGATTTCATTGCTTCCCATACTGCATTTGGTACTGCTTTATAAGCCCCCATTGCATCTGCCAAATCTTTTTTCACTTGTGCTGTTTCATCTTTTGTCATTAGCACTGAACCTGAAACGTCTTTAAAGAACGCATCGTCAAACCAAACATCGTTTGAACGTTTTAAGTTACTAACATTAACATCATAGTTTGCTGTTGCATCTGCTAATGTGTTGCCTTCGTAGTTTGTATGAAAGACAATACCAAACTTTGCACTTCCAATACGCTTACCAATGTCACTGTCTACTGGTACTGCATATGTAATAAGTTGTGGTTTGAAAGTGTACATCTTTTCGCCGTCAATTTCTTCTTCACGTCTTGAACTATCGTCAAACATAAAGTCGCCTTGTAGTACGCCTGTAATTCCTAGTTTGCTAAGATAATCATATGCTAGATGTAACTTTGATACTGCACCTGACTCTCCGTATAGTCTGTCAATCTCTTCATGACTAGTTCCTAGTTTAGGACTAGCATTGAACACACCCTTTGTTCCTACAAAGAATTTTTTACTCTCAGGATCAACTCCGCATATAATTGCAGGAGCACCGTCCCATTTTACACTTACTCTTAACTTTTTGTTAGTACGGCCTTTGAGCATATCTGCAAACAACATCATTTGATTGATTGCATATTCAGCCCCTTCTTTACCACGGTTGAGTGCTTCTTCCTCAACGTGTTCCATATGTGTATTCTTACCCTCGGCTTCTTGTAGCCTTATAATGTCTTCAATTAACATCGTCTAATTCACTTTTATCACTTGCTTTGATTTTTTTGATGCCTCGCATAAATTTTGTTGCATCGCCTGACTTGATAGAGTTATAAAACCGCTTCTCTAAATCCTGAGCAATTTCACCATCAAAGTTTGTACGTATCATTTCAACTATGTTGATAGCACTCTCAATTACATGATTTGCTCTTGACTCTACAATATTCTCTGTCTTTTTAGTTACAGCGAAATCATTAAGTTCTTCTAATAGGCTTCTAGTTTTGCGTTTCATTGTCGTAACTCCTTAACACTATTTAGTGGTGTAACACGGTAAATACCATAGGGAACGAAATTAGGAGCGAAACTATGGAAATACATACAAATAAATTAACTAAACCTATTGTAACATTAAATTTCAAAGAACGCAGTCTTTTATTTGCCGAATTAGCACAGATAGCGTATTTGGAAAAGAAAAATGCTACAAAGATAGCAAAACAACTAGGATTTACAACAATTGAATACTATGACTTGGACGGAGCACAGACATATCGCTTTATGAACAAGCATGATATTGTTATTGCTTGTAGAGGTACTGAACCAACAGAGTTCAATGATCTTAAAGCAGACCTACAGGCTTATCCAGTAAAATCAGAAACAATAAGTAGAGTACACAGAGGCTTCAAAGCAGAAGTAGATGAACTATGGCCTATGGTCAGAGAGGACATCACAAGAACACAGAACAAAGATAAAGAGTTATGGTTTTGTGGGCATTCGCTAGGAGCGGCAATGGCTACTATTATGGCAAGCCGTTGTAAACACAACCTTGACAATCTTGATCCTAAAGAATTATATACATTCGGTTCCCCTAGAGTTGGTTGGCCAACTTATGTAGATAGTCTATCAGTTGTGCATCATCGCTGGAAGAATAACAATGACATAGTAACTAGTGTTCCATTATGGGTAATGGGGTACAAGCATCACGGACAACAACATTACTTAAACACATGGGGCAATGTTCGTACTCCGTCAGGATGGCAACTGTTCAAAGACAAGTTACGTGGTATGTGGCGCGGAATCAAAAAAGGTAAAATTGATAATTTCTCAGATCATAGTATGACTGAGTATGTGAAGCATCTTGCAAAACATAAAGATGGTTCAGAAACTATTCAGATTTAGTATTTTTAGATTGCATTTGATAATGATGTAATCGTTGTTGCAGTGCTTCTTTATCTATAGGATCAGAAGTCTTTGTCAATTGATGTTTTATATCAGCAATCATCCGACTGTTGTTTACAGTTTTTTTATATTTGCGTTTCATTATTAGTTAGAAGTTTTACAATGTAAAACTATTGGCCGCTTTGATTTATTGTTGGGCGGTCTTTGTTCCTACAAAATTATTTATACGAAAAGACTACTGACAGATTCTTCGTTTGTAACTCTACGTATTGCTTCACCAAATAATGTAGATACACTTACTTGGCGTGTCTTTTTACAGTTCTTAGGACAACGGTTAGGAATACTATCAGTTACAACTAATTCATCTAGTACACTCTTTTCAACCTTTTGACATGCTTCGCCTGACAATACACCGTGTGTGATATAAGCACGTACTGATAATGCTCCAGCATCTATAATTGCTTTGGCCGCATTACACAATGTTCCACCACTGTCAATAATATCATCTACTAGGATAGCATGTTTGCCTTTAACATCTCCAATTAGATTCATTACTTCACTCTTGCCTGCTTCTGGTCTACGTTTGTCTACAATAGCAATGTCGCCGCCAAACATATCAGCAAACTTTCTAGCACGAACAACACCACCTGCGTCTGGTGATACAAATACAGTTTCTACTTCATCAATGTTATTACCATCTTTATAAAATTGCTTTTTGATATCTTTAGCAAATGCTACACGGCTTGTTAAATCATCCACTGGGATGTCAAAGAAACCTTGTATTTGTCCTGCGTGTAAATCCATTGTAAGTATTCTATCTGTACCTGATGTTGTTAATAGATTAGCAACTAACTTTGCAGTAATAGGAGTACGTGAAGCACTCTTACGATCTTGTCTAGCGTAACCAAAGTAAGGAATGACTGCGGTAATTCTACTTGCACTTGATCTACGTGCCGCATCAATCATAATCAACAACTCCATTAGACTGTCATTAACAGGTGTGCATGTACTTTGAATAATAAACACATCTTCGCCACGTATGTTTTCAGTAAATTCTACACTCGATTCGCCGTCTGCAAACGATGTTATTTTGGCTGGGACTAAATCGCTAAAACAGTGTTCTGCGATCTTTTGTGCTAATTCAGGATTAGCATTTCCTGTTATGATTTTCATCTTCAAACGTTGTCCTTTCTATTACGCAAGGTGTTAAAAGTAATATTATATTTGTATTATATGCTCATACTTATCTAAAGTCAAGAAAAAAGGTAGTATCGTTGCACACTACCTTTTCCAATATATTAGTATCCGTTAGGTACAATAACATAGTGTATCATTAACACTACTCCCACAGAAGCACCTAAGCCAATCATCATTTTAATGAAGTCTTTGGTAATCAAAGGAAATACTGTTTTGAACTTTTCTTTGCCTGTCATAGTTGCCATAGCAAGTTCACGTCCACATAATAGTCCAACAAACACCCAAGTTGTTGACATTGGAATATCGTTTATTTCTTTGAAGAACAATAGTATTAAAAAGTATACTGCATCAATTATGGTAGCACTACGAACATATCTTGTGTTGTGCTTTTCAATAACAATATTTTGTATCTTACCTCCGCCTTCACGGAACATGTATCCTAATCCAAATACAAATATAAGACTTACTAATACCATAAGGTCCCAAGGTATCTGTCTTGGTAGGAACACGGCAATGTTTGCCATGTCATGACTGAGCCAAGTAAACCACAGGAAGCCTGTTGTTACCCATTGTGCTACACGCCA